GGCGTCATGGCATGTACGAAGTCCAAGCGGCAGGTTTCCAAGACACGTATTCGCTTTTGAAATCAAACAAGCCGCCGCCTGAGACTGGCAATGGCGTCCAAGTCCACCATGTCACTGTGCTTTTCCATCCGACGAAGCACTGAAATTTTTGCTGCGGGATACTATCACTGTTTACTGGACCTGCAGTCCGCAAATTGCGAAACGTAATCGGCGAACTTCCTGCGTTGTTCCGCCCCTGTTTTGTTTCCTTGAATTGCTGGCAAGTCTCGCTGCCTTCGTCCAGTTCGTAAAGATTTTGTACGTCCCAGTCCAGATACCGCGGGCTTGCAAAAGTGCCGCCGATTACGGTGGTTTGTGTTAAGTTTGAGCCACTGCCAATCCGACGGTAGCCTGCCATCTGCGTTCCGTACTCGTAGTAAATCTGGCCTGATGCAAGTTGCGTTGCTCGTTTATAAAACTGGTAGCTTGATCCAGAGTAATAAGTGACCGACTCAAATTCAAAAATCAGCTCGGTCGCAATGTCAATTCCCATCCATGTCTGGCCGCTGAACACTGGCAGGATCAGAGTCCACTGCGATGCGTTGCTCGAAGATAACCAGCCAGCCGTAAACTTGCCGCCAAACGGAAAACCATTCAGGCCAAGATAAAGCGGCGATTCATCATCCGCATTTATTTGTAGCGTGCTGGTTTTGTGGTACTGGATGCCAGAGGCCGGTAACGCTATTGGTGCTGGACAGTCAGACCTCGCACCTTTACTCGACATGTTCGTCGTGATGTCGTACGGTTTTCGCCCAACTGGAGTTTGCTCAAACGGGTCAATCCAAGTTTCAGTTGGACCAGAGCAACACCGTCCTGGTGCGTTGCTGCAGCATCCACATCCAAGCAGGCCGACCATATCTAGCTCGCGTAGTAAAGGCCGCTGGTGCCGTCGAAGTCTATCGTGAACGTCTGGCCGCTGGCGACCGTGATGCTGTAACCGTAATCGATATAGCAAAACAGCTCGTCGTTGGTCGCCGTGTCGTTGTAGATAACGGCATACCGGAATGGCCCAATGCTGCCGCCGCTGGCCGTCCAAGTCACGTCGTCAGCAACAAGCGTATAAAGCCCGCTCGACTGGGCTGAGCTGGTGACGGTTATTGTTGCCCCACCAGCCGTGTAACCGCTGCCAGTCGACAGCTCGCCGCTGATGTCCGCCTTAACGGTATTGCTTAAACTTGGTGCCGTGTTCGTCAGCAGCACCTTCAGCGTGTCACTTCCAAGGTTGTGCTTCTTTTCGTGAACCGCTTCGACAAAACTATTAAACTTTGTAACTGTTGCCATGTGGCCTCCTATTCAAACCCGCCGCCTGTAGATGTGCTGCTGTATCGGACCTCATAAAAAGCTGATGTTCCCGCTGTTGGACTCAGCACAGTGTCAATTGCATCGACCGCCGCAGGAACCGTTCCAGTCCCTGTCCCCGGCGAAACTGTTGAGCCTTCGTCGTTGCAGTCCTCGGCAATGACGTACCACGCACCATTGCACCAGCCCGCAATTCCGTAGCGGTCGCCATTGGCACAGACGGCCGAGGTCGTCCAGTTGTAGACGGTGATATTCTGGGTGCTGTCTTTGATTTGTTCGGTGGTGTTGCTTTCGTTCCACACGTCGCACTCGACGCTGCCAAGCAGGGTGCCGACTCGCCCAGGGATTCCGCCGCTGGGTGCTTTGACAAGTTTCATCTGGCTGGTCGGCAACATCCTCGGCGGCTTGCGGGTGTACTGCGGCCTGACGGTCCCGGCCTGCCCGTTGGTTTGAATCCAACGCCGCATTTCACGGATGGTCTTGATGTCGTCCGGCGTCAGTTCCATTACTGGATTCCAAGTGCAGAGAAGTCCTTGACCGTGTACGGCATGTAAACCATTTTCTTTGGCAGAAAGCTGGCGTTGTCCGGCGGTGCAATCTTGATGAGGCGGCCGTGCCCGTTAAGCAGCTGCGGCTCGGCTGGTGCGACTCGCGTCTCGGTTGGTGCATAGGCAATCAGCCCAGCAATCGGCACCGGGTAGGTGATGGCCAGCGATTCGTAATCGGCTCGCTCGGAACCGAACAAGTCGTCCATGTCGCTTTCCGTGACCGTTGCCCCGCCTTCTTTGTTTTGGCCGACAAACAGCATTTCGTTAAAGCCTTGGTCCGGCAGCTGCAGAAACCACGACTCTGGGTTGTGGCTAAACACTACGCCGCGTCGGAAATACAGCTTGCCGTCTCGCCAGTGGTCTTCCTTCACGATGTCGTTGATGAGCAGCGTGTAGGCGTCGAAGGAATACCGTAGCCGCAGGCCGTCTTTGTCAGACTGGCTGATTGTCGTCGTACCTGAATTGACGCTGTCGATGTAGTCGTCCCAGCTGCTGTCCCAGTCCCGATGCCAGGTCCAGTAGGTGACTCGCTTGGTGTGGCTGCGTTTGTTGACGTTTTGCTGGGGGTCGTTGGCCGAGTTGACGATTGCTCTATTGATGCCGAACTGCGGCGATGGCAGGTAAGGCGGAACCTGAGAAGTGAACTGCGGTGCAAAGAACGAGGCGGCTGTGTCTTGGTCGAAGATGCCGACAAACTGGGCTCGAGGTGACGCCTCGCTGTATTCCTCGAAGGCAATGTCGACCCGCGGCACGATGTTTTCTGGCTGGTCGGCTGGCAAGCCTTCGCTGGTCCGGTCGTAGCGGGTGACGGCGTTGGTAAAACTGCAGACGACATCGAACAGGTTCTTGGCCTGCGAGTCACTGCGGCGTCGAGGAGTTCGCTGAAAGCAGTAAACGGGAGTCGTTACGCCGGTGATGAAATACGGCTGGCCAATCTGCGGCAGGCTGGCATCGAGCAGCGACGCAGCAATTCCGGTGGCGTCAACCTGCCACGTCTCCACGTAGTCGTACTGGAGAAAGCCATCGACCAGGCGTTCGGTGAGGTCTTGTGATCTGCGATTGGCTGCCATGTGCGTTCCTTGCTATTCGACCAGTCCAGCGACGTTGCGTGTTTGCGACCTATTTTCTTCTTGCTGCCGGACCAGTTCCGTCGATGCTTGCGTTTGCCTTTTAAGCTCTTCGAGTATTGCCAGCTGGACAGTTGCCTGATTGCCGCCGGGATCGCCAGGCAAAGCACTTCGCCTGAGCCTTTGCAGTTGGTCTGCACTCATGCTGGCTTCCGCGAAGTTTGGATCGAGTTGGCGAGCCTGCTGCAAAAATCCAACTAATTGATCGAAATCAAGGTTGCCAGTGACTCTTCGGGTCGTCTGCCCGCGGTTGTCTCTAAAACGAACCATTCCCTCTTGCGTTATGGAAGACATCATTTCAGCTTGCCGGACAATCGCCAGTCCGTTGTTATTGGTGCCACTTGCCAATCGAGCCGTTTCTGGCCGCCGCCCTAAAATGGCAACTGCAATATCGGCAAGCTGTTCAGCGACTGGCAGCAATTCAACTACCAGTTTGTTTACCACCGCCTCCCAGCGGTAACTTACGTCTTTCCAGCTTTCGGCAGCACTCGCTATCCGATCAGACTCATTGCCTTGCAAAAGGTTAAACTCCTCGGCCTGCCGATACAGTTCCTGCAGTCCTGCAGCACCGCCAGTAATCAGCGACGCCATTTGCCCCTCGTCAGTGCCAAACAGCTTGGACGTGATCAAGCCTCGCTTGCCTGCGTCTGGCATCTGGCCGATTAGCGTGACCATCGTTTCCAGCTGTTTGTTGATTGGCTGAAATGCAATGGCCGCAATAATGTCTTGGTCAGCGCCCAGTTCGCCAAACAACTCCTTGAATCGGCCCATGTCGAGTGACGCCAGCTGGATGTTGTCTCGCATGGTCTTGAGTGCGGCCGCAGCGCCTCCGCGTTCTAGGTCGCCTCCTCGCTCGAGTGCGTACTGCATCTTGATAAAGTCATCAACGAACAAGCCGAACCGTTCCGCGTTGTCGCCCTGGTCATCCAGCTTTTTCATTGTGTCGTTAAACAACTGCACGCCGCGGCTGGCTGCCTGAAACGAAATAAAAGCGGCGACAAATCCCTTTAGCTTGCCGTTCAGCTTTTCCATCCCGTCGCCAGTGTTTTTGCTGCTGCGCTTTAAGGCTTCCAGTTCAGCCCGCACTTTTGCGGTAGCGTCTTTGTACTGCGTCTGGGAAATCTTGCCGGCTTCATACAACCGGTCAAGCATTTGCAATGCTTTGGCTGACTTCTGTTCTGGTGACGTGTCGTTCATCAGCTTCTTCATCAAGGCAACTTCGCTGCGGCTGCTGATCAACCCGCGGGTGAAGTTCTGCGTATCGGCAACCATCTTGTAAGACAGCGTGTGAATTGTCGTACTAGCCATTGCCTAGCCTTTGAAAGAATTCCTGAGCCGCCGCTGGGTCCATTCCACGCTTCTCTTCTTCCTGCGGAAACCAGCCCTGCAGGTAGCCGTAAGCCCACCACTCAAACATCTGGTCGGTCGTCAACTCGTCAGCCACTGCATCGGCATCCAGCCGCCCGCTAATCTCCGCAAGTTTCAGGTGCAGGAATCGGCGGTGATTGTTCCTTAGTCGTCGGATGTTTTTTTTAGCTTGGCTTCAATGTCCTCGTCTGACAGTCCAGCCAGCGACATGGCAACCTCGGCCAGCCTGCTAACCACAGACGATGGCATCTGCCGCATCTGCGGGAAGTCGTCCTCCGTGAGATAGGTTTGGCCGTCGTCGCCGACAACGCAGAGGCTGACAATCTTTAGCCGTGCGTCCTGCTGCCGCTGCTTGTTCACCTTGTCGCCGGGCCGCAGCCACAGGTCAAACTCCCGCACCCGCAGCGATTCCGGTAGCTCACGCATCTTGACTGGGCCGAACTCCGGCACGTCGACCGTGACAACCTTAGTTTCCCGTGCTTTCAAAAACTGCTCGCGATTCATCTGCTCGTCCCTTGTTAAGTGTTAATTGCATCGAACTTGACTTTGCACGCTGCCGTATCGGCGATGGCGTACAGCGTGACGCTGGCCCCCAGATGGAAGCAGGCTTGCCCGCCGTTAGGCAGCAGTTTGATTGCGTTGGCACCAGCACTGACAAACCGCAGGCTGACAAAGTTAGTGGTGTCCAGATTTGTGGCTCTGACGTAGCCGGGAACCACGTCGCCGAAACTGACGGTTTCTTCGCTGGTGCCGATGTCCTGGCATGTGCTGCCAGCCCTACCAGTCGTTTGCGTGAATTGCCGCGTCTCAGTCGGCGATGTTTGCTTCAAATATCCATTGGTGACCGACATCCCGGTCGTGATACTGATTTCGTTGGCCATTAGTCATCATCCTCATCTTTGACTTCGACTGGTTCTGAAACGCTGGTGATCACGTCTGGCGACTTGCCAAACTCGCTGGCAACCAGCACCCGCACCGCTGTCACAATCCAAGGCTCCTGCGATGCTTGCCAGTTGATAAACTGCACCCGGTGATACGGCGGGTCGCCGGTGTAGCCGACCAGCCCGTAGCCGTCCGCAATGATGCTCCGCAGCTGCGGGAACAGCGGGTTGCCGTCTTTGTCTTTCGCTGGATGCGGTGCCAGCCGTACACGTTCTGCCATTGGTTGCTCCGATTAGTTGCCTGCGGTCCATGCTGGCGGGGTGCCGCCGGACCATTTGACGCTGATCTCGCCAGTCTGAACTTGGTTGGTTTGCAGCGTCGGGAACTTGACCCGCGTCACCAGTCCCGTGCCTGCGTAGTTGGCGGCGGTGGTTCCGCCAGGTGCAACCGGCCAAGTAATGGTTACGGTTTCGGCCGCAGTGCTGGTTGCATACCAGCCAGCGGTTCCGGCTGGGTCAAACTGGAATGTCAGCGTAACTTCACCCGGCTCTTCCAAGTCGCCAGCCATGTAGGTTGGCGTGGTGCTTGCCAAGTGGGTGATGTCAACTGCTGGTCGTGATCGCTCGCCAGCGTCGATGGTCAGCCAGTTAAATGCTCGGCTGCTGGTTCCGAAGGTGATCGTGCCGCCGTGGCCGGTGTCGATTCTGGTATTTGCCATTTACTAAACTCCTTAGCTTGTCGCTTCCTGATACATGATGATGTAGTCTCTGCTCACCCAATACCGTTTTTGACTTGAACCAGATACCGGCGGGTCGAACCCTCGCCGATAGCTGACGTTGCTGGTGACGTTCAGCACCCGCACTAAATCGCCACCAGTGGCCATTGACCCGCGAAACATCTGCAGCGGTGCCAACCGGACAGCCTCGGCCAAACTGTAGGCCGCCGCTGCCGTCACGCCGTAGCAGTCAATCTGGATGCGGTTGCTGCAGACGCCGCTGATTCCGGCGAGGTGTTCGTTGGACTCACCCTCGAAGATTTCCAAGATGAGGAACGGCATCGCCGCTCCTTCTTTGGCATCGTGGAAATAGATTCGGGCAGCGTCACCGGAACCGACGACCGACGTGATCGCCGACTTGGTCTTTAGGTAGATTCGCAGGCTGTTGAGGATGTCAGGCATCAGCGCGCACCTGCTATTGAACGCTCAAGGCTGGAAACAACCGCTTGGTTCTGCTGCGTCTTAGTCGTGTCGACTGACGGTGCCAGCCATCGCTTGGCCTCAACGAAGGTTTTCCGTGTAGATGGCTTGTCGCTCCAAAAGTAAGCCTTGTGTCCAAACTCCAGCAGATGGCTGTGAGCCGTCGTGTTTTTTCTGTCTTTGCCTTTCATGTGCGGCTCAATCTTCTGGCCTGTAATTGCCATGTGTAGCTGGCCGTCATTTTTCTGCACCATCTTGATTGCGATACTGTCGGCCAGTGGCTTGCGGGCAACGTCGCGCTCTTTTTGTTTGCGGCTTTTCTTCTTTGCCGTTCCGGTTTGGCTGCTTCGTGATATTCGTTTTTGTGCTTCCTTCTGGACAATTTTGCTGGCGGACTTGAGTGCGTTGGCCAATGCCTTGCCACGAACCAGCAGATCAACCCGCTTCAGGTAATCTTCCAGCGGTACGTCTTGGCTGATGGTCGTCTCGATTGCCAGCTTTGCCTTTGCCATTACAGTACGACCTCCGTCGTCTGAATCATCAGCTGCGTGTTGTTGTCCATCGCCAGCACCCGGCTCACTTCGTAGTAGGTCTGCGTTAGCGGCTGATAGATTCGCATGCTCGGCAGGATTCCGGCGTAGTAACGCATTTCGATAACGTGCGAAACGGTGGCCTCAATCTGTCTGCCGCGGTACGTCTCGCCGCCGCTGACCGCCGTGATACTGCACGGCAGGTCACGCCAGAGCGTTGTTGCAAACGCCGGGTCGTCGCTGCCTTCAGCAGACGTTTCACGGTAGACGTGGACGCGGTCGCGGTACTGGCCAGCCTTAAGCCTCACGGGTAGTT